TCTAGACCTATACCCCTAATCGAATCTGGATTATCTGCTGAACGTAAAAATATAGTGCTACCATTTACCAATGTGATGGTTAATTCTGATTCGTTTATCTTTTTTGCCCAATTGCGTTCTTTGAGCATTTGTTTGAGATCTTCCCAAACAATCTGTTTTGCCATTCTGTAACTTGGCGCCACATACATACATCTTTTATTGGGATAACGTGCATGTTGTGCCAATGAGGCTATTGAGGCATAACTTTTACCACCTCTACGACCTGCTATAACAATTTTGAATCTTGCTGGATGTTCTAGTATGTCTTTTTGTATTTCAGTTAACTTCATATCTAAGGGCGAGTGGGCTAAATTAGAACTTAGGAATCTTAAATATTAATGGCTACATTAATGATTATAGCCCACTCTTAATCTTGACCGTTACCTTCGTCAAGCCACGGTAGTACTTGATTACTTTCAGTATTTATAGGATTATCGGTCCAATTCAATAAATTTTTACTACACCATACCAATATGGTGGGATTTTGTTTGACTATTGCTGATTCTAACATGGCCTCCATAAGTCTTTGTTTTGTTGTTTGACGTGCTCTTTCTACTATGCTTCTAAAGTTGTCGCGAAAAGTGTTCTCACGTACGCCAAAATAATTTGCCATATCTTTGTATGTGAGATGCAATGCCGCTAATTTCTTGACATCTTCTATGTTTATGACCTGTTTGTTTTCACCTCTACCTACTATAATACCTTTAATGACTTTTTCGCCATATTTGCGTTTGGGCTGAGCCTCATATTCGGGCAACAAACCATCTGGTATTTCGATGTATTCTTCTTTTTGTGCGTTTTCCACGGAGTCTTGTGGTAATGGTGTGTTTTCTTCAGTCAACTTGCTCTCCTGTAAGTCAGTATCGTCGCTACTGTTCTGCGTAACTCTATTTATCTAACTTATGCCATTTGCCCAAGTATTTTGTTTGATAACACCAGTCTCCTCCCACACTTTTGCGGTATTTTTGACGATTTGTGGGTGATTCTACCAGCACGTCATCTATAATAACGTATTTGCCTTGTTCACCTGATGTCATGGCACACACTTGTTTTATGGTGTTTAATTGTTGCTCAGTGTGTTGTTCGAGATGTGCCATCTTGTTACACCACATGTATATGTTATCATGTATGTAAGTGTGATTCAGCAATTTTGTCTTTTGTTTGTTGGACAACATGCTTATATTTAATGCCTTTGGCACGTTCATAGTGAGATTTTTGTGTTTTTTCCCACTTTAACCACTTACCGCAATCTATACACACACGTTTAGCACGGTGAGGGCCCCAATTGCCCCTTTCTAACAGTGTGTTTGTGTGTTTACAGCGGTTCACTGGTGAATTTTTCGTTGGGATTGCGTTTTAACTGTTCTACTAGCATTTTTGTTGTGTTTAATGGTAAAACACGTATTTCGCATTCATAAGTGTCGGAATCTGCTGGATTTTTGAACTGATTTTCCACTTCCACTATCAAATTGTCATCATGTTCTAACAGTATGCTGACTGGTTGATTTGCTTGTTTAACTATCTTCATAACTCTATTTCTCCTGCTGATTGCTGATATATTCCTTTTGCACAATACCATTCATTGTGGATGTCTTCTAAATACAATTCAAATCTGTGATCTCCGATTATGATTGTTAATTCTCTGGCATCCATTATCACTGCTGTGCAGGGCAGTGTTTTGGGTGCTATTCTCACAGCACTACCTGAATTCTGTCTCAATCTCATTTTGCCTGCAGGTTTGCCATCAGCAACTGCTTGTTTGGCTTCAACATAACCAAACCAATCTTTGTGTTTAGGACTTATATTGGCAGTTATGTTTCTAGCACGTTTTGTTTCTAAGTCCACAACATATTTTGCAAATCTATCACCTGCTGATTGACATATATCTATGTTTATTCTGTTGTGTTTTGTATACACACTGGCTTCAATGCGAAACACATCTTTGGCATTTGCTACCAAATATTTGGCATCTCGCTCTTTGGCAAATTGCATTTTCTTTCTGCGTTCAGCCATTTCTTCGCGGAATTCTCTGTTTTTAAAATCTTTGGCCTTTTCTCGGGCATTTCTATTTTCTATCACTTGACGCTCAAGCAGATCTCTATTTCTCTGCGAAGCAGACGCCAAAGGCGACGAAGTCTCGATAGCAACTACTTTATTGGCGCCTTTAGGCGCTAAAGTAGTGTTATATGTTAAGTGTCTTTGTTTAGTGTTATTTGTTATGTTGTTAATATTAACACTACTTTCGCCCTGTGTGTCACAAAGCAAATCTCTAATATCAGAATGTTTATTTGTCATTGATTTCTCCATATAAGTTATTATGTTGCCAAGTAACTTTCGTTACAATATTATTTATCAATGTAGTCTATAAATCTTTAAAAATAGGGCAACTCCGGTTTATGTGGGGATTGCCCTAACATTTACTTTATCACAATAATAATTGTGTTAGATTTACTTGTGTATTTTATACAACTAAATCTTCGTAAGAAGAATTATATTTAATGACTTATGCACCCGCATAAGCCTTCATTATTAATTATACGATCTTTTGACGATTTGTCAACCGTTTTGGCAAAGAAAAACCCCTCCAATGAGCGAAAATCAGAGGGGTCTAGGAGTTAAAATTATGTTAACACATAAAGTGTTGGGCAACATCAAATGATAGTATTATACAGGACGACATTGCCCAACCAGTTAGACAGGGTGCTCCACATTAATGTTGTTAAGCCTAGATACAGTGGTTACAATATCTAACTGTTATAGTAATTATACGATCTTTTGAATGTTTGTCAACCTTTTTTTAGATAAAAAAAAAGCCCCTCATTTCAGTAAGGGGCAGAGATATAAAATAAAATGGAGCAACTAGGGGAACGCGATACTCGGAGGCCTAATTCGTCGTATCTGTTATATGTTTGGCAACATTGTTTATCCTATATGGAGTAATGAAGTTGCTCCAATAAGTATTTATCTTAAACCTTCTTGAACATGACTTTTTTAGGAGCCGTGTTTTGCTGTTTGGTTATGTGATTGTACCCTAAATTGTTTTTATCACAATTAGAATAATAGTAATGTATTGCTTCAAATATTCGTTTGATGTGTTTTAATTGTTTTTTGCCAAAATCCTCACTGGAATTTCTATAATTATTACTGACTACTCCTGCACAATAACTCAAAATGCTGTTGCGTCTTTTGGTGTAAGAACTTACTGGCAATGAATCATCTTCTTCTAAACAAGCAAACAATGTGTCTTGATCTTTGATTTGTCCTGCTACTACATCACAAACAAACCTTTCAAACCAATAAAAAATATATTCTTTATCGCTGTCATGCATCACAACATATTTCTGTTTGTTGTCACCTATAGGAGTAGTAAAATATATTTTACAATGATTATTATCAATGTCTTCTCTGTGAGGTAATATGCTGTTGTGTATTGCTAATTTAGTCATTGAAGTAATTAGAATATTCTGGATGTTCTTTCATAAGAAACCTTTTTTGATTACACCATCTTGTGTCAGTGCGCCAGTCATCATTGCTGTTCCATTTGTGTCCAGTCCAAGCACTTTCGTGATAAGGATCATTGTGATATTTAATTCTTTTTGTGATTGTGAATGGATGATAACCTGTGTCAATAGCCAACTCAAATAATGTCTTACCAAATTGTGCTTCATATGGCGTAGGATTTTTTGCTCTCTGATATGGGGAGCCATAATTTCTAACTCTCATATGAATTGTTTCTATTTTGACATTTTCTCTTTTTGCTATATCTCTGGCTGCTTCGCCCCATTTTTGCTCAAATCTTGTGATTTTTTTAATAGGGGCTGTTGTGTTTATGAATCCTGTTTTCTTAGGCATTTGTTATCTCCTTGTATTGTTTTTCTGCTTTAAGCATTTTTAAATGTTGATTTGCAAATCCATTTGCAATATCTCTGTCTTGGTGTCTAAATAAGATATTTGCTTCGTTATCTGTCACTGTCCAAAACACATTGTCATCTAGATCTACTAGTTGCTCTACAGTTAAATGTTCTAACTGATATATTCTTGTGGATAATCTATGTCTTGTCATATTCTAACTCCTTTAATTTAGATTCTAAAAATTGTTCTGCTTGTGATTGTTTACCAGCATCCATAAGTGATGTAAATTGATTAAAATTATCCATACCAATTTTGTTTTGTAAATGTTGTATAAATTTACTTGGGTCTACATGGAATCCTGTTTTACCATTGCCTTCAGTGATCAATTCAACACCGGAAATACCATGTGTAAAATCTCTTTCATCTTTTGCTAATTTAATATCTTTTGCATCAACAGGTATAGGTTTTACATATACAGCAGTTAACATATTGGGTGTTGCTGGATTTTGTAAAAGACGTTTTTGTTCAATATTTCTTCTGTGTATTTGAAATATAGCATATTCTTTATGCCCTCTAGCATTCATAAAAAAACCTGCATCTTCTTTGCTGTTTGCTAAAAATATCATTTGATTTGCATTAGGCATAATATAACCACAATCTAAAATTTGTTGTGCGGCTTCTA